TTACTGTCCTTTCACTCTATTTTCGTTGATGTCGTGATATTCCTCGCAGGCTTGCAAGGTATTTTGTATCAGTGTTGCAACGGTCATCGGCCCGACGCCACCGGGAACCGGTGTAATCCAACCTGCACGCTCAACGGCGGCATCAAATTCTACATCGCCGACTACTTTACCACTTTCCAGGCGGTTAATGCCGACATCTATCACGATAGCACCGGGTTTTATCCACTCGCCGGGAATAAAACCGGGTTTACCCACAGCAACGACTAATAAATCTGCATTTTCGACATGTTGGCGCAAATTCTTGGTAAAGCGATGCGTAACGGTAGTCGTGCAACCCGCTAGCAACAGCTCAAGGCTCATCGGACGGCCAACAATATTGGATGCTCCCACGACGACAGCGTTAAGACCGTAAGTTGGGATATCATAACGCTCTAGTAGTGTCACGATGCCGCGAGGGGTACAAGGGCGTAGCTTTGGTGCGCGCTGACACAAGCGGCCCACGTTGTATGGATGGAAGCCATCCACGTCTTTATCCGGATGAATACGTTCCAGGACTTTGACATTATCAATCCCCGCGGGCAGTGGCAGTTGCACCAGAATCCCATCAATTTCACTATCACCATTCAGGGAATCAATTAATGCTAACAGCTCAGCTTCCGTAGTGGTCATCGGCAGGTCATAAGAGCGGGAAATGAAACCCACTTCTTCACATGCCTTACGTTTACTGGCGACATAAATTTGTGAGGCTGGATTTTCACCTACTAGCACAACAGCAAGACCTGGGGCACGTTTACCCGCAGCTAAACGTTTCTGTACCAACGCAGCTACTTCGTTTCGTACTTGCTGCGCAATCGTTTTACCATCTATAATTTTTGCTGACATCAGTGGAAAGGTCCATCAATTAAAAAAGCGGGAATCAGCCTATTTTGTCAGAAGCGGGGCGTGCTGTCAGGCGTATAATAACGATTAATTAACGATTAAATAGCCAGTTGATAAACCGTAAGGTGAAAACCCATTGACTCAAAGGCGACTGCCCGTATAATCCAACCCGCAACTGACTGCCAGCAGCGTTCTATGCTGCGGTAAATATCAAATGCGCCCTTAGCTCAGTTGGATAGAGCAACGGCCTTCTAAGCCGTAGGTCACAGGTTCGAGCCCTGTAGGGCGTACCATCTATACCTCTTCTAACGTCTATCTAAGTCTATTAATCCCTTATATAATCAGCCTCTCTGACAATTCCTAGCATCCCAACGTCTACCTGCATCCACTGCAATCAACAACAAAGTGGGGGTACTATTGGGGGTATGTCTAGGTTCAATGAAGTGAGATACCCCCACATGAAACTGAACGCCCGACAGGTCGATACTGCAAAGCCAAAAGAGAAGCCCTATAAGCTATCTGATGGAGGTGGATTATTTTTGTTAGTAAAAACTACTGGTTCACGTTGTTGGCGGCTGAAGTATCGGATCGCCGGTAAAGAAAAATTGCTCGCATTTGGGGTCTATCCTGATATCACTCTTGCTGAAGCCAGAGCAAAAAGAGATGAGGCAAAGCGTATACTTGCAGTGGGCGGCGACCCTGGTGAAGAAAAGAAAGTAGAAAAACAAACCAGAAAAGTCAGCATTGATAACACGTTCGAAGCTCTAGCCAGAGAATGGCATGCCTACAAAAGGCCCAATTGGTCTAAAGGTTATGCTGAAGATTTAATGGAGTCATTCGAAAAAGACATCTTCCCTTACGTTGGCAAACGTCCAGTTGCCGAAATCAAACCTCTAGAAATTCTCGAAACCCTACGCAAGTTAGAAAAGCGCGGCGTCCTCGATAAAATGCGTAAAATCCGCCAGGCCTGCAGCCAAACCTTCCGTTATGCAATCGTAACCGGCAGGGCAGAGAACAATCCAGCAAGTGAACTAGCTGGCGCTCTGGCGGTTCAGAAGCACACGCATTACCCCCACCTCTTAGCTAACGAACTTCCCGCATACCTTAATGCTCTCAACGCCTATAGCGGCAGTATAGTCACTCGAATAGCAACACGGCTACTTATGCTTACTGGTGTTCGTACAACTGAACTACGGGCTGCTGAGTGGCTAGAATTTGACTTGGACAAAGCCGTCTGGGAAGTTCCCACTGCCAGAATGAAAATGCGTCGTCCTCACTTGGTTCCCTTGTCAGAGCAAGTTTTGGCATTATTGCGTCAATTACATGAGATTACTGGGCGATTTAAACTGGTATTCCCCGGTCGTAATGACAGCTTAAAGCCAATGAGCGAAGCCAGTATTAATCAGGTTATAAAGCGTATTGGTTATCATGGTAAAGCCACTGGTCACGGTTTCCGTCACACTATGAGTACCATTTTGCACGAGCAGGGGTTTAATACTGCGTGGATAGAAACACAGTTGGCACACGTGGATAAAAACAGCATTCGTGGTACCTACAATCACGCCCAGTATCTGGATGGTCGTCGAGAAATGCTTCAGTGGTATGCCGACTATATGGATAGCCTGGAACGTCAGTCAAAAGCTTAGTGATTAGGTAAAATTCTTCCGTGAGGAATAAAAAAGGGTCGGTTCAGTAGGTTCAGTCGGTTCAATATTTTAGTTTGTTGATTTATAGGTTAATTAATTCATTTTTTGAACCGACCCTGAACCGACTTTAGGCCATTTGAACCGACCCTAATCGCGTTATCTCCCGAAAACCTGGCTTTTTCTCAGCTAAATCACCCTAAATCTGTAATCGATAAGCCGAAATTTTTCACCACAGTGTGATGTGAAAATGTGAAGTGATGCCGTGAATTGGTAGGGCACATGCTGGACGAGTATACAGTGGTGATTTATAGTAGACCTCAAGAGAATAAGGCTATGCCTAGGCTGATCCCCGAAAACCAGTACACCTCTACTGGCTGGCATAGCCCCTAATATTAGAGGGCGAGAGGTGGCGTTATGCTAGATATTGCTGAAGTGCTCAAAGCACGAGAAAGTGAATTTGTCAGCCTGAGGGAATTAATTACACGCATTCGTTTGCAGCAACCACATGTCAGTGAGTCTCAAATTGCCAATTTTCTTTACATTGTAAATGAGGATGGTGATCTTCCTGAATGGGTTAAACAAGGAATAGCAGGTACCATTGAACTTACAGACACTGACAATAATTATGATGGAGACCCTTCTTTAATATCGCTTCTTAAGGCTATCCGAGAGGAAGGTTATATGCCAGAAGTTACCCCTCCCCCTGAGCCGCCAATGGATTTTGATGATCTTATTCCGTTCTAATGAAAAGATGAGAGGTTGATGATGGCAGGTTGGGTAAAGAATGATCATTGGTCAGCACCACATTTTGATGCGTATGGTTTCAGGCGTTCAGAGTTAAAGATGTTAGCCGATAAACTTGGCATGGATCTGTCCATTCCGTTAGAAGAGGTCACGCCAACTATTTCAGCTAATGTTGATAGCAAGCCTCTGAGCGAGGCTGATGTAGAAATATTAAGAATGGAAGTTGACTCACTTAGAAAGCAAATTCGTAAGCTCGAAAACGAACGTCCTATTCTCATTAAAAAATATAGGGAAGATGATCCCCTTTATTTGGCTATTCAAATCAGAAATCAGGAATGGTCGAAATATGACAATGAAAATGACAGGGCTACCAGAGGTAATCAGACAGCAATCATTAAAGAACTTGAAGACAAAGGCCTCCCTAACATTCAAGCCAAAGCCATTGAATTGGTAGCTTGCCCTATCAAGCGTTAGCCCTACCCTGACCCTCAGGGTAAATATTGCTTTTGATATCCAACCCTCAGGGTCAATTAGCCAATACCCTGAGGGCATTTATTGAATAAAACAAATAATTACCCCCAACCCTTAGGGTGTTTCCCTCCCAAAAGACCCTCATGCCTGAGGGTATGATAATAAATCGTTTTTTCATGCAATCATTTATCCCGTAAACCGCAATATATATTACGAGGTAAATATGTCTCAATCACTTATCCGCCTATCAGAAGTCCAACGCCGCACTGGTTACAGTAAAGCTTGGATCTATCGTTTGATGTCCCAAGGGAGATTCCCTTACTCCATTAAAATCGGTACCCGCTCTATTGCCTTCGTTGAAAGCGAAATTGACGAGTGGATCAACCAACGCATTGCTGAATCCCGCAAGGAGGTCGCCTAATTATGTATATAGGGGGTGCATTACTTGCGTGTACTTGCATTCGGTTTAATCCAATATTTGATTTCCGTCGCTACAGCTACCAAATAATTTAACGAAGGATAATTCAACATGAAAAAATTAAATGCCTTAATTGGCAGCGGCCAAACTCAGCCTAAAATCGTACTCAGCGGTATTAACGTTAATGGCTTGCCTATCGAGTTTGTAGATCAATGGACAGAGTATTGGACTAAGCAAAGTTTCGCTATTTCTGTCCCTGCCAATATTCGTCGTCAGTATTACCCCGATGATTCAGCGTTCAGTGTAGCCATGCGCAAAGCTGGCTATGTGCCAGTTCGTACTCGAAAGCTGACAGGGAAAGACGGGCGTTTCTGGTTGTATCGAGTAACCGGCAAAGATAAGGGGGTTGTCGCACCAGTTCCCGCTAATAGCAAGGCTTACAACCCATTTGTGCAGGTGTCACATAAGCCTCGATATGGTTATAACGAGGTCGCTTTAGATGGGGAATTACTTCATGTATACGGTGACCACATCCGTTTACTGACTAAAAAGCGGGTTCGTGTGAATGGTAAACAGGTTCAGGGCTACACAGCTAAAGGTCTGCTTGTGGAGGTGGTGGCATGATGCTTACAACTCCAGTAGCCAGCCAGAAAAAGGCATTTCCCTTGGTTGGCACCCTGAACCGACTATCTTTGAGCGAGTCGGAGACTAACCCGTTAATTTCGGAGCAGTTGAAAGTCAGTAATACTGACGCTCAAAATTTAAACTACGAAACTTCCGTAGTACCTGGAGCAAGCAATCTATACCAATCTCCAGAATATAATGGAGATTACCGCTCAGCCAAATATTTGGCTCAGCAAACACTGCTCAAAAACGGCAACTCACCGAGTTTAACCAAACACGAACAGTATTCGGGTTCAGGCAAAGAAAAGGGTAGCACTGTGAATGCTACCCTTCTGGGTTACTCAGATGGTTCGGCCTTGGCCTTTTTGCGCTGGCGGCGTTTGATCTCACTCTGCGCTACGTCAACGATGGTCTTGATATTTTCCCCTGCCTTCGTACCGATCTCTTCGATACGAGCTAGTGCTTCTAGTGCGCCATTGAGGTTGGACAGCAACTTATTTTCGTCGCTCTCTTTGAGTTGGCGGCGGGCTATCTCACCCTGCATAGCGGAAACGATAAAACCGGCATTACTTTCACCATCCATTTTTACCGCTTCCATTCCGTCCATTACATCGTGTGGAATGCGAATGGATATTTGTTTTGATTTGTCGTTAACCGTATTTGTTGCCATGTTCAGCACCTTGAATAAAACGTGTGATTCAGTATACATGAAATCAAATCACACAAAACACTTGATGTGTGATTCATTTGATTGTAATTTAAATCACACCTTATCCACAGATAAGGCACAGGCAGTACACAAAATAACGAAGCCCAGCAGTGCGCTAACACTAACCGGGCCTCTTACCACCAACGATAGATTGAGTATCGAGGTAGCTATGTTAAATCATACCCAAACTCGCCCTAAATATCAGTATCTCTTTCTCGCAGTGTGTCGTTCTGACTTGAACGCTAAACCGCACCGTGAATCAGTGACCGCCAATTCTGAACAAGATGCCCGTCGCTCCCTGGCTGGTCAGTTCGTACTTTCCTTTGCTGGTCGTATTCCTGCACAGGGGGTATGCAATGCTTAAAAAATACCGTGTTGAATTTAGCGCATTAGACGCTGCTGGTGGTGCACTCAAGCTGTCATGGTGTGGTGAAGCTGAAAGCCTTGATAAAGCATCTGTCACTGTTCTCTTGGGGGCTACAGAGCGCCGGTTAAGCAACGTTCAGATCACCAGCATCATGCAGCTCCTTAATGAGGATGATATCTACCCACCTTCATACAAAGAAACTCAAGCCCTGATTGCTGAACTGATGGGCAGCCGTGGTAAGCCAATCCCTGACACCAGCGAGAATGTATCCCGCACTCGGTTACTTCGCGTTAAAGAAGGTCTGCTTCATTTGTTGACGGTTGTTATTCCTCTGATTGAGAACGAGCAGCAACGATTGCAGGTGTATTGGTGGGCTGAGGCGGTACATAACATCGTGCAGTTTGAAGAGCATGATGCGAAAAATGAGCAGGGGGTGTGCAATGTCTAAAAAAACTGAACTGGTACTCGTTGAGGCCCAAAATCTACAGATTATCGAATATCGCGGTCAGCGTGTGGCAACCACCGAGCAGCTTGCGGCTGGGTATGGCACAACGGTGATCCGTATTCAGCAAAACCACCATGAAAATAAATCCCGTTTTGTTGAGGGTAAGCACTTCTTCAAAGTGGTTGGTACTGAACTCAACAATTTGCGACTAGTTTTAAGCGAACTGCAAATCTCACCAAAAACTCGCTCACTTATGCTCTGGACTGAGCGCGGTGCTGCCAATCACGCGAAGATGTTAGAAACAGATCGGGCGTGGGACTACTTCAATGACCTCACCGAGTTTTATTTTTCTCGACGTGATGCATTGCCAGCACCTGCAACCATTCCCGACCTCAGTCGTCTGGAAATCCTTCAACTGGCTATCGACTCCGAGCAAGGCCGCTTAGCTGAAAAGCAACGCGCCGATAAAGCTGTTCGCACCAAAGGTCAGATTAGCCGGAAACGTGAAGCCAGCGCCCTCGGCAAACTAAGTGCTGCGACTCGCAAATGTCGTGTACTGGAAGAACGGCTAGGGGAAAGTACAAAGCATGCCACGGTGAAAGCTGTAGAAAATGTGACTCATCAGAAGTTTGAATGGCGTCCATTGCGCAAATGGTGTCTTGAGAATGGCTTTAAACCAGAGATTGTGCCTGACCCACAGTATGGCTCTGTAAAATCATGGCCTCGCGAAGCATGGCTGGCAGTACATAGCATCAATCTGTCCGATGTTATGGGGGTGACTCATGGCTAAATTAGCTCCCTGTGAAGTATCTGACCTTCTTAATGAAATCGCTTCGATTTTAAAAGTCAGTTCAATGATGATTGGTAGTGAGGACGGTAACGACACGGGTTACGAACTTCTTTGGATCGCTCAGGAACGCGCTGAAAAAGCGGCGAAAAATATCGAGGGGGTGAATTATGCGCGAACCGCTGCCAAATGATCGTTACAAAGACAGTCATGGCTCATTGGTCACTGTCGATTCCGTTGCCTTTAATCGCGTTACCTTTAGCCGTGACGGATATTCATCGCCCTGCATTATGCCGCTGGCACGGTTCGTTACTGAATTTACCTTTATCGGGAGAGCATAACCATGAAAGCCAGTGAATCAGTACCTCTGGATATTGCCACGCATAAGGCTGGTCAATTAAATGCTCTCTTGCTGTTGATGTTTGAATCCAATATTGAATTAGATACTACTGACGAAAAGGAATTATTAAGCCTTGCATTGGATCTCGCTGGGCCAGTAGCGGTTCACTTGCTTGAGCGGGAGGCTGGACAAAATGGAACGCCTTGATAAAGCCAGTAGCTAAATGCCCTGTATTTAATTAGTTAGCATTCCAACATCTCAAAAATAACAGCCATCAGGCTGGGGACTCGCTCGGCCTGATGAAAGGAAAGGATATATTTATGACGAACCTGAATCATTCAATCGAATTAAATCGTAAACACATTGCAGTGGCATTTATCGCTTATTGTCAGAAACGAAATAGAGGCGAATCCATTGCCAATGTCATTATTAATTCTAGAAAGGTTGTTGTTCTGGAAAATTTAACTGAGGCAGCAATTTGTAATTGCCTTATTCATTCTTTGGAAGTGCTTTGTTTTCAGGAATTCGGGCGTGATGACGGCTCGCGGATTCTTGTGGAAACCTACACTCAGATGCTGAGTAAAGATAACAGTAAATTGACACCGCACGGCGTCGAGACAATGACGGAAGTAATGAAGGCTACGGTCGTAGAGACTTTGGCTAATCCTCATGATAACCGGCATGGGCTGGTATTCAGTCAGGACGGTGCAGCATGAAGCCATCCATCGACATGATCCGTGAAGTTACGGCTCAGGCTACCAACCGTTGGCGCGATATTCTTGGTTATCTCGGTATTGATGTACCGGAACGACCTCGCGACCATTCTGCTTGTCCGGCATGTGGTGGCAAAGACAGATTCCGATTTGATGATCAGGATGGACGCGGGACCCATTTCTGTAATCAGTGTGGTGCCGGTGATGGGCTTGAGTTGGTACAGAAAGTTAAGCAATGCACCTCCACTGAGGCGGCGGTCATGGTAGCAGACGCACTGGGAATGGATCCCGACTCGCGAGTGTCTGCTAAATATGTAAAACAGCCGGTGCAACCCGGTATCCCGATAGCGGATAAGGTTGCGGAGTTGGTGGCGAAAACGGTACCTGGCGAATCTCAGTACCTACTTAATAAGGGGCTTCCAAGCCCCCCTCAAGCCCTATTGAGTGACGGTTCTTTACTGCTGGTACTGCAAACAATGGAGGGTGTAGTAACGGGTGCGCAGGTGATTAAGCCTGATGGCACCAAACGACTGATATCCGGCACCATCAAGAAAGGTTCGTTCATTCCTGTGAGGCTTCCAACTGCTCTGGATGATGATCCGATTGTCACGGTGTTAATTGCAGAGGGTAACGCAACCGGCGTTACAGTTTCGTTACTGAGTGATGGGGTTGTGCTGGCCGCTATTGATGAAGGGAACCTGATCCATATAGCGAAAGCCAGCCGGGAACGTTGGCCTGATGCGAAAATTATCATTGCTGCTGATAACGATCTTAAACCCGGTGAAAAGAATGTCGGGAAAGAATCTGCTGAGAAAGCGGCTACCGCGGTGAATGGCTGGGTTGCCTTACCACCGACAGACCATAAAGCCGACTGGGATGATTATCGTCAGCAGTATGGACTGGATGCGAGTATTACCGCGTTTGCTGATTCTCTATATCAACCACATATTTTGGCAGAAGAGGAGCCTCCGGTAGCGGAGCCTCAGGATGTCAGGCGTCCCTATGTCGATGAGCGTAAAGGTGGCATGTATTGGGTTGAACCCAAACTGGATAAAAGTAACGGCAATATTACGGAAAGAGAAAGCTGGCTGAGTGACCCGATATCCGTTGCGGGGATAGGTGAAGACGATAACGAGCGGTATCTGATCCTCTCCTGGACGCCGGAGGGTAACAGTACCGAACGTTCAGAAGCTTTACCCATGCGTGACATTGGCGAGCGGGAAGGCTGGTCGCGGCTGCGGGCTGGTGGTTTATCTATCACAGCGAAAAGTGGATTACGGGCAATACTGGCTGACTACCTGCAACGCAGTGGAGAGCGGCAGCTTTGGACAGTTGCCAATGCTACTGGCTGGCAGTGCGGTGCATACATCATGCCCGATGGTTCAGTAATTGGCGCACCTGCAACCCCGGTACTCTTCAACGGTCGTTCATCGGCGGCAAAAGGTTACACCACCAAAGGGACCCCAGAGAGCTGGCGCAGCAATGTAGCCAAACTTGCTCGAGGTAATCCCTCCATGATGTTGGGTATTGCCTGTGCCTTTGCTGCTCCGCTTATTGGTCTGGCTGGTGCGGATGGTTTTGGTGTTCATTTATTCGGTGGTTCTTCCGCAGGTAAAACCACGACGGGCAATGCGGCTACCACTGTTTATGGTGAACCTGAAGCGCTGAAGCTGACGTGGTATTCAACAGCGCTGGGCTTGGTAAATGAAGCTGCGGCGCACAACGACGGTTTTATGCCACTGGATGAGATAGGGCAAGGCAGCAATAAACGCGCCGTAGCTGATGCCGCTTATGCTTTATTTAACGGGGTTGGCAAAATTCAGGGGGCCAAGGAGGGCGGTAACCGGGATGTGAAACGCTGGCGAGCAATGGCATTCAGTACCGGTGAGATCGATCTCGAAAGTTATATCCGAGCTGATGGTGGCAAGGTAAACGCTGGTCAACTGGTGCGGTTATTAAATGTGCCCATCACCAAAGCAACTGAATACCATGGTTTCAAGGACGGTAAAGCCCATGCAGATGCTATGCGAGATGCCTGTAAAGACCACTACGGTGCGGTAGGGCGGGCATGGATAAAATGTCTAGCCAGTCAGAAAGAGGCGGCAGCGCAAGCTGTCAGGGATGCGGAACGTCGGTGGATAGCATTATTACCCGATGAAGCCAGTGAGCAGGTACGCCGTGTTGCATCGAGGTTCGCCATACTGGAAGCCGCTTTGCTGCTTTCCAAACACCTTACCAGTTGGAGTGAGCAAGAGTGCCGTGACGCTTTACAGCATGGATTTAATGCATGGGTTAATGATTTTGGTATGGGGAACCGAGAGTCAAAAGCATGGGCGGAACAGGCTGAGTCTTTCTTGCAACGCTTCGGTTATAGTCGTTATTTACCCCATCCTGAAACAGACCCTCGAGATTTACCAATCAAGGATTTGGCTGGATATCGGGAGAAAAAGCAGGGACTCGACACATTGGTATTCCATACCTTCCCGTCTGTGTTTCGCGACGAGATAGCCGTAGGAGCTAATGCGGTGGCTTTTGCTCAGGTTTTAGCGGATGCCGGTATGTTGGATAAACCGAGCAAGGGGATCACCAAGAAAACGCTCAGAATTGACGGTAAGCAACCCCGTTTTGTGGTGCTCATGATGCCAGATGATTTGGAGGAGTAATCAATTTCCTTTCATTTGAACTGACCTAAATCGGATTAATCATTCTCTCTGGCGGGGTATGACACCAATGCCCTGACAGAGAGTAAAAGAATACAGGGTATGCATATCATGAGAATGACAAAAGAATTACGTGCTGAGGTATTTCGGCTTAAGCAATCAGGCATCGGTTATAAACGGATAGCCGATATGACTAATTTGAATTTGAGCACAGTAAAAAGTGCCTGTAAACGGTCTGGGTTGTTTGCTGATAATCCCGAGCATGTCGCGATGTTTGAGATACCAGAGAAGCAATACAGCACTGCACTTATAGTGCCAAAGTCGTTACCCGTGCAGAGGCGCATTACGGGAGATAAGCAGACCGACGCCTATTTATGGGTGTTGGAAGTTATCAATACCGGCGAGCCTGGACATATTGCAGCGGCTGAGGAAGCCTTGCACAAGCTGACTATATCCCCCAAAGATGCTCGTGATAATTACACTCGTTATTTGGAAGCGAATGGTGCGGGATGGACTGCCAGCTTTTCCACACTAATGATGGGGGACCCACAGCATTATATAGACCGAGCTAGAACACAATATTCCCGCGCAGCAGAGGTCAGGGGTACATTTGGCAGTTATGAGGCCGCATTGGAACCTACCAAAGCTGAGCAGCTCATGGAGATGGTCTGTGGCGATATTTATGATGATGATTTTGGCTGGACACCTGAGGAAAAAAAGAAAGGATGTGTTGAAGGTAAGCGCGTTACGGATATATGGGACCTGCGAGCGCAAGCGTCAAAGGGATTTGCTGGGGTTTTACCAGAACCTCATACACTGTCGGATGTTGTAAGAGAATTTCAGTATTGGCAATGGTTATATACGGTGCGTAATGCTGCTTGCAAAGAAATGGACCCTGGTGGATATGGTTATGATTGTGACGGCCCTATATCAGACCGTGAAACCTACCTTGATAAGAAGCTTGAAATCATCCGTCCTCGCGATCAACGAGAAGCACTAGAAGTATTGAAGTGGTATTTGCAAAGTGAGCGACATCAGAGTTTTTCAGGCTCAGATAATGATGCGGTATATCTGAATTTGATAGGCGTTCATATAGGGGGTGCGTTGATAGATGATTAAATAATGACATTAACATCGTCTAACGTGCTGCTATTGTGGCTGATGTTGGTGTTATTATATCTTTTCTCGTTACGAGTTATGGTAATATATATACATAGCTAATCAATATAAATAGTGAGTCGTATATTAAATACGGCTCGCTTTTTTATTGGGTAACGTTCAGAGATTTAGAGGGGTATCCATAATATGCGTGATATTCAATTGGTATTAGAACGTTGGGGCGGTTGGGCAGCAAATGAAGATAGTGGCGTAGGTTATTCCCCCATTGCAGCAGGATTTAAAGGTCTGTTATCCAGTACCACAAAATCACGATTGTCGTGCTGTGATAATGATGGACTGCTGGTGGATGCCGCTGTAGGCCGACTGAAGAAAGCAGGGCGATATGAAGATTATGACCTGATAGACCAGCACTACAAAAAAGGGATGTCAAAATCTGCAATTGCTCGGAAACAGAAATGTTCTGAAGGAAAGATTAGATTAAAACTCATGATGGCAGAAACCTTTGTTGATGCTTGCCTGATGATGGCTGGGGCCAAGTTAGAAATGGATGAGTGGACATATAAATCTGAAATAGAAAAAATTGCATAAAAAGCTATTCGTAACGAATTTTACCTATTATTGTGTTAAGAGTGGTTACTTTGTCACGTAGCTTACACAATCAAAAAGACCTCGTTTCGGCGGGGTTTTGTCGTTTTGTGACATATGACAACTATAAACATGGTTATGTTTACTCTTTGTTTATAATTACAATGTAAATTATACAGTGCTGTGATAGTTACCTTGGTGCAAGGATTGCATTATCGTTGGTACGGTTACAGGGTCAGCTATCACAGCACCGAATTCAAAGCCTCGGTTAATCGCCGGGGTTTTTTGCTTTCTACATTCGTCTGAGCATCACTGAATAACGGGTTCATATCCCAATCTATTCAGATCATTGTTCCACCAATGGCTTGGTGCTCAGCCGAATGTGGTGAAAGCAGGCACCGATGTGTGGGGATACAAGTGGAACACCAGTGAAACGACGTCGGCGAATTCCCCACCACCACAGAATTACATTTCAAAGGTATGCGGTCAGCACATTGGTAGGTGTTAACGCCGGAACCGTAACCGGCTTCAAATTCGCCTGAGTATCACTGAATTTAAAGCGCCACGCAGCACTAGCTGTAGAGAATTAGTGATGCATGGCATTTAAACACTACTCGTCTTTCATTTTAATAATCAAAGTTACTGTCTCAGGCTCATCCTTATTAGAAACAAATTCAGAAATTACATTTTCTGCTTTGTATGAAAATTTGTTCTCAAGGTTATTCACGGATAAGAAAACTTTCCCACCATCTTCAAATTCAACCTCTCGGATAGTGACATCACCTTCAGTACGGGACGTGTCTCTCACTTTCCCTAATTCGGATATTTCAAAGGCGGATATCGGTTGTTGGACGCTTGTTTTCCCATCAGGGCCAATCTGTATTTTCACTGCGCATTCTCCAGATAAAAGGGTTATTTATTATGATCAACTTACTCTCAGTCTCGGGCCAGAAACTTGTATTTTCAGGCCCACAGATCATCATAGAAGGTACCATGTCCCACGCAACAAAAGAAAATGCTCTCAACATAAAAAACACACCAACACCAGTAACCCGATATACCACCGAAAATAATGTTTACGGTAAAGAATGAGAGCTATTTGTAGGTAATCAATTTTGACCGAGTTATTCACGGCCTTTCATTTTTAGCCCACCAGTCACCAATCAACTCCACACACTTACTCCGCATGAGTGGCTGCACTGGTGGGCTAAATTCCTTAACTACGCGCCCAACCCGCTGACCGGGAGGGGGAGACCATGAAAATGAGCAATATCGCTTCTAATGCTTCCTACCTAGTGTCAGGTGGTAGTTTTATTTTTTGGGTTAAAGAGCTGATTGCTGGATTCACACCTGATGAGTGGACGGTTATTGGCGTTCTTGGTTCGCTATTCTTTATGGCCCTGACATTCATGCTTAATGCTGGCATCAAGATTTGGGATCGCCGCCACGGTTATAAACCGGATGGTGAGTGATGGCCTCGACAAAAAGCAAATTGAGCGCGACTGTCCTGGCTCTGATTATGGTTGCAGCACCGGCCACAATAATTCTTGATCAGCTTTTGGATGAGAAAGAGGGTAACCGGCTTGTAGCTTATCCAGATGGAAAGGGGATTTGGACTGTTTGCCGTGGTGCGACTCAAGTCGATGGCAAACCGGTAGTGAAAGGGATGAAGCTGTCAGCGGATAAGTGTGCTGCGGTGAATCAGCTGGAAGCTGACAAGGCCATCAGCTGGGTGAAGAAAAATGTCCGGGTACCGCTGACTGAACCACAGATTGCCGGTATCGCTTCGTTTTGCCCCTATAACATCGGCCCGAGTAAATGTTTCACTTCTACGTTCTATCGAAAACTCAATGCTGGCGACCGTAGAGGTGCATGCGCTGAAATCAAACGTTGGGTTCGCGATGGTGGTAAGGATTGCAATATTCGATCCAATAACTGTTACGGGCAGATAGAACGCCGCGCACAAGAAAGCGAGCTGACCTGCTGGGGGCTGGATGAATAAAGCCATTGGGATAGTTGTTGCTGTGTTGGTGGTTATTGTGTCGGCTCTGTTCTTTAATAGTTATCACCTCTCAAATGATATCCAAAAAGCGGAAAAAGCGCTGAGTGATGAGCAAGCCACAAACGCAGCCCTCGGCAACATCATCGATTCATACCAGGTGAATGACGCAGCCAATCGAGTAGCCACAACCCGTCAGCTAGAGAAAGAAAGGAAACTACGCAATGAAAGTGAAGACCGGCTCAAGCGGTTTCTGGCGGTGGCGTCAGATGATAAATGTGCTATTCAGCGCATGCCTGACGCTAGCATTAACATCTTGCGCGAGTAAGTCGGCACCATGCCCACCCGCTAATTGCCCCGTATTGTTACCCCCAGAATCAGCATTAACAGAATGCGAGGTACCGGAGTTCGTCGGTACTACTTGGGGCGATAGTGGGTTGTATGCCCTAGCTCTTAAGCGTGAGCTGCGGATCTGCAAGGGGCGGCTTGATGAGGTTATTAGCTGGCGGCAGAATGCAAGGCGCAATATGTGAAAGTATCAGTTCAAAAACCGACAGCGACGAGGTAGACGCTAAACGTGGTTTTTATCAATTAGATCATGGCTAAATCATAGTTAGGCGATGACTGTAATCGATGTCATCGCCCCCCATATTAACCTAATAATCTGCTATTGCTAGCGGTAAGCTGTTGAGCCTTGTAGGTCGGGAAGATTGCGAAAAGGAAAACAGATAAACCGTCTATATTGCCATTTGGGTAATAGAAAGGTCCATTCAATGCACTTTGGAGCGAGAACCGGTTTTTATAACCTGGAGATGAATAATATTCCTGAGATTCTTTCAGTAACTCATCATCATCCTCATCCAAAGCACTATTCAGCAACGTCCAGCCATTGTTGTTGAGCAGATTTGCATAACGCTCAGCTGTTGCCATTACTGCTGATGGTGAAATCATCAGATTACTGCAGTAGGCCAAGAAGACCTCCATTGAAAGAGGGCTTTTCCCACTTTCAATTTTTGCCAGTGCACTGGGGCTTTTATTAATGCGCTCCGCTAACTGAGCTTGATGTACAGCCTTCTCGAGACGTACTTCTTTGATTATCAATAAAACAACGCTAGTAAAATTCGTAAGCCTTCTTGTTGATTCAATGGTCATGTGAAACCTCTCAATTATAATTAATTTACTAATGGGACTGATTGAGTCTTGATGGGGATTTGATGTCCTTGTGGGAAATGGTATTTCCTGTGGCGCTTGGTGTCAATGGTTTTATTACTCGGAGTGATATATGAACAAACTTGATTGTGATGACATCGAATCGGTGTGTTGAACTGGCTTTACGAGTACTATCTGTTATACAAAACCTAAGCCACTAGCCTTATAAGCCGGTGGCTTTTCTATTTAGGGATAGATCATGGCAACTCTTAAGGATTTATCTAATCAGCTCCAGCAGATTAAAAAACAGCTTCCTTTTGCTGCTGCTCAGGCACTAACAAGTGTTGCTCGCCAGATTGCAGCCGCTCAGAAGGTGGGTATGCAGCGCAATCTGGATAATCCGACCCCTTTCACTGTTAATTCTGTTGGCTCGTTTGGTGCCCGCAAAGACCGATTACAGGCCAAAGTGTTTGTGCGTGATATTGCTGCGAGCTATCTCGAACCGTTCGAGTTCGGCGGCCAGCACAAGCTCAATGGTCAGGCGTTGCTTAACCCCAAAAATATAAAGCTGAATAAGTTCGGCAACTTAGCCCGTAACAAAACGCAGCAGCTTAAAGCTAAAGAAAATGTGTTTGTAGGTGAGGTGAATGGCGTTAGTGGTTTCTTCCAGCGAAAGAAAGGCAAGAAGAGCAAAAAGGTTAAGAAGCGTCAGAAGCGCTCTCCTAACGGTGTGCATCGTGCCAGAGAGAAACAAAGAGCACCTAAGCTGCTGATTCAGTTTGGTGACGCATTGGCAGTTAAACCAACGCTTGGATACTTCGACCGAGCGAATACAATGGCACAGGCTTTGATGCCTGGAGCATTAAGTCTGGCAATCGAGCAGGCGTTGAAGACGGCTAAATAACAAACTACTCAACCATTGTATAACTAACATGCCTCGCCTATGCGGGGTTTTTTATTGCCTAAATTACAGGTGATACATGAAAGAGCTAACCCAAGAAAGACTGAAAGAGCTACTTCACTATGATCCTGATACAGGTGCATTTATGTGGCTGGTCTATCGTAGCTTTAGGGCTGTAGCTGGCTCAGTAGCTGGGCGCACCAATATGACAACCGGCTATGTAGAAATACAAATTGATGGTCGCCGCTATAAGGGGCATCGCCTTGCATGGCTCTATATGACAGGTGAGCAAGCCAACAGTCAGATTGACCATGTGAATGAGGTAAAGGTAGATAATCGCATTAGCAATCTTCGCGTTGCTACTCGAGCAGAAAACAAAAGGAATGTTGGCATCACTAAAGCTAATACCTCAGGCGCAAAGGGTGTCTATAAGCAAGGTAATCGTTGGATTGCTCAGGCGCAGATGGATGGGAAGAAATACCGATTAGGTAGCTTCATGAGCGTTGATGATGCAGCCAAGGCATACGACTCGTTTTGCCAGCAGTCTTATGGGGAGTTCTGTCATCATAGTTCGGCCCGTTCAGTTGATAATCAGTATCAATAAAAAAAATGGGTCCCTCCTGGCAACATTTATTACACGGGACATTGCGCGCCCCGTTCTGCGTCTAGCTTTCAACTTTTGAAATTTGGGTAACAGGTAACAACTGAGGTAACACATGAACCAGTCAGATTTTGCCAAACTTCACAATGTCAGTCGAAAGACGGTTACAGCGTGGAAGGCGCGTGGGTGGCTGGTTTTAGCGGGTGATGACATTGATGTCGAAGCATCAAATGACAACATTGAGCGCTTTCGGAAAACTGTTACCCGACCAGAGAAAAAAGTTGCAGGTAACACGCAGGGTAACAAAGCAGGTAACAAGACGGGTAACAGAGCCAAAGGTAACAGACCTGATAAAGATCCGGTGGATTCTCCCGCAGACGTTGTGAAGAAAATGATTGCTGAAAGCGGCGTCGAGATGACAATCGATGAAGCTAGAGAAATGAAAGAAAACTTTCTGGCGCTGCTCACTCGGTTGGAATATGACATTAAATCAGGTCAGGTACTTCCTTACAAAGAGATGATTGAGGCGGTAGGTAGCGAATATTCACGTATGCGTACCCGCCTGATTGCCATCGCTCCCGAACATGGTCCCCGCTTGCGGGTGCTGGCCTCAACCACTAACGATGCGGAGTTTGTTGAAGCACTGCAAGAAGTGGTTTACGAGGCAATGGAGGAGCTAAGCCTTGATAACAATAACAACGGAGAGAGCAGTTGACCCGGCCGCTTGGCAAAACTTCTCCACGGAACTGCATCAACGACGCAAGAACGTAAAGCCACCCGAACCTCTATCATTGAGTGAGTGGGCCAATAAGCATGCGGTATTGTCAAAAGAGACCAGTGCACAGACTGGACGATTTCGCTCTTTTGCTTATCAGGATGGCATTATGGATGCAGTAACTGACCCACTGGTTACTCAGGTGTCCGTCATGAAATCTGCCCGAGTGGGTTACACCAAGATTTTGGATCATGTTATCGGCTATTACCTGGTACATGACCCTTCACCCATTTTAGTTGTACAACCCCGCGTTGAAGATGCGGAGGATTACAGTAAGACTGAAATTTCTCCCATGCTCAGGGATACCCCTGTTCTCGCTGAGATATCCGGTGATCCAAAAGCCAAGAACAGTAACCAGACCATCCTTAAAAAGCAGTTTCTCAATGGTTCTAATTTAACGCTGGTAGGGGCAAACAGTCCTGGTGGCTTCCGTCGTATAACTTGTCGAATCATTGCTTTTGATGAAGTTGATGGGTATCCGATAGCGGGGGCCGGTGTTGATGGTGACCAGATAGCATTGGGTACCAAGCGTTCAGAGACATTCTGGAATAGAAAAATAATATTAGGATCAACCCCGACGGTTAAAGGAATTAGCCGCATTGAGAAGGCTTATGCTGAAAGTGATCAGCGTAAATATTATGTTCCATGCCCTCACTGTGGTGAGTATCAAACGCTGGAATGGGGTGGGCCAACAACGCCTTACGGAATTAAGTGGGATAAAGACTCTGACGGTAATGGATTACCCGATACCGCCTATTATGTTTGCCGCCATAACGGTTGTGTGATCCATCACAACGATAAAGCCGGAATGGTGAAAGCGGGAAGGTGGCAGGCAACTATGCCCTTTAAAGGGCATGCGGGTTTTCATATTTGGGCGGGATACAGTCTCTTCCCTAACGCTGCATGGAAGTATCTGGTTGCCGAGTGGTTGCGGGTAAAAGACGACCCTTTGATGCGCCAGACATTTATTAACCTTGTCTTGGGTGAACCCTATGAAGATCGCGGTGAAAAGGCGCTCAGTGAAAAAAGCCTGGCAGAACGTTGTGAGGTTTATTCCGCTGAAGTCCCTGATGGTGTTGCCGTCGTCACCGCCGGTATCGATACACAAGACGGACGACTTGAGATTGAGGTGGTGGGCTGGGGCCGGAATGAAGAAAGCTGGTCTATCGCTTATGACGTTATTGAGGGGGATTTAGAAACTGACGAACCCTGGCGGCGGCTTGATGCTTACCTGAAGCAGACATGGCGGAGAGCGGACGGGCGAGGTTTTACGATTATGGCTGCCTGTCACGACTCCGGCGGGCATCATACACAAAAAGTGTATGAGTTTTCCAAAGAGCGCATTGGACGGCGGATATGGGCGATAAAAGGCGAGTCGGCAAGAGGCGGTAAGCGTTCACCCATCTGGCCAACAAAGCGACCATCTTCTCGGTCAAAGTCTCAATTCAAGCCCATTATACTGGGTGTTAATGCTGCAAAAGACGCCATTCGTTCCCGTCTTCACATGGAGCAACCGGCGGCGGGCATCCCTTCTGCTGGGTATATGCACTACCCAGTTGCGCGTGATTTACACTATTTTAGCCAATTACTTGCAGAGCGCTCCGTTGTTAAAACGGCGGGCGGGCAACGTTATCGCGTTTGGGAATTATTGCCTGGGCGCGCAAATGAGGCATTAGATTGCCGGGTATACAGCTATGCAGCATTGAAAGGGTTGCTGCATTTTGGATTAAATCTTAACCAATATGCTGACAGCCTTTTAAGTCATCCTGAAAAATTACTGCCTCCTTCGGACGTTACAGAAGACAAGCCCAACTTGCGTTTTCCGGGCGTCATTATTCCAGAGTCACAACCCACTACACCCAAAAGTAGAGCCAGAAGGCTGGCGTAAGGATATCTATGTTCAATGCAAACACTAGCCTACTGGCCGGTGCGATGAGTCGCGCCCAATTAGAAGAGGCATTAAACCGAGCGCAGCAAGCCTATATCGAATTATCGTCCGGCGCGAAGGGCGTTTCGTTCTCCTATGCGCAAGGGGATGGCACCCGATCAGTTACCTATCAGCAAACAGATATTGGGACACTCATGGGGTTAATTCAACTCCTTCAGGCTCAGTTGGGTATTGTTCCACGTCCGCGCAGGGCGTTAAGGCCGCGTTATTGATGAAAAACCCAGTAAGGATTTTAGGTCCTGACGGTCGTCCCTTGCCGCCATCTCAATCAAGGGCATCGATGTTGAGTGGTTCTCGAGGGGTTCCGTATGACGCTGCCGACCAATTCAGTGACACGATGGCTAGCTGGCAACCGTCCTTGTGGTCACCGGATAACGAAATCAATACCTCCCGCGATCAGGTTGTTGCCCGCGTTCGCGACATGGTACGTAACGATGGTTGGGCATCGGGCAGCGTTACCCGCATTTTGGATAATGCTGTTGGTGCGTCTTTCCGGCCGCTTGCCAAGGTTGATTACCGGACTTTGGCACTGATGACCGGGAACCCTAAATTTGACGCGAAATGGGCTGATGAATATGGACGGGCCATTGAATCAGGCTGGCGAACGTGGGCGAATGATCCGAACCGGTATTGTGATGTGGAAAGGAAGAAAACAGTCGCCCAACTACTACGGCTTGGTTTTCGCCACAAACTGACTGACGGTGATGCGCTCTGCGTTATGCAATATCGACCTGACCGTCTTGGCTATGGGCGTGCGCAGTATGCCACGACCATGCAGATAATTGACCCGGATAGATTAAGCAACCCTCAGCAAAATTTCGACATGCCGAATATTCGTGGTGGGGTAGAGATTGATGAGGATGGGGTGCCTATTGCTTATCACATCCGAAAAGCTCACATGGGCGACTGGTGGAGCGGTAAAGAAACCATGACCTGGGAGCGTATCCCGCGTGAAACTGACTGGGGCCGCCCAATCGTCATCCATGATTTTGATAGTGACCGGGCCTCCCAGCATCGGGGTATCAGTATTTTCACCCCCATCGTTCAGCGTCTTAAAATGCTGATTAAGTACGATGAGGTTGAGTTGCAGTCGTCAATCCTGAACTCCATTTTTGCCGCCTTTATCACATCACCTTATGACCCGAGTTTAGTGGCGGAAGCCCTTGATACGGGTGAGGAAGTTAACCGTTATCAAGACATGCGCCGTGAGTATCACGATGAAAAACGCCTGTCACTACAGGGTGGCGCACGTATTCCGATACTGGCACCCGGTGAGGAGATGACCACCCTTAACGCGGTTCGACCAACCAGTAACTTTGTTGCTTTTGAAAGCGCGGCGTTACGTAACATCGCCGCATCATTGGGAATTTCTACCCAGCAACTGACACAAGACTGGTCAGATGTTAACTACAGCTCAGCCCGATCAGCAATGCTGGAAGCTTGGAAAACCCTGACCCGCCGGCGCGATGATTTTGCTACAGGTTTCGCCCAGCCAATATTGTCGTGTTTTATCGAAGAATTGCATGATTTAGGTGAGGTTCCCTTGCCTGATGGCGCACCTGATTTTCTCACAGCGAAAGCGGCATATTGCCGTGCTCAGTGGATGGGTCCCGGTCGTGGTTGGGTTGATCCCGTGGCTGAGAAGAAAGGGGCCATTCTCGGGATGGAGGCGGGATTGTCTACTCTCGAAATGGAAGCCGCTGAGAACGTGGGCGAAGACTGGGAAGAACTACTGGATCAGCGCCAGCGAGAACGTGAGGCATACATTGAGCGTGGGTTGCCTATTCCTACATGGCTGCAAGCTGACACCTTTGCACCTGATCAACAACAAAAACCGGAGGCACAGTGAATCTTCCACATTTAGCCCAGCGGCTCTTTAACACCCCGCTGGCACTTCATCCGCACAAGGCTGAAGTCGTTATGGCGGCATTGACTGACCGGTTCGGCCTGACGCGCATTCAATCTAATGCCGATTGGGCCGACGAAGAGGATGATTTCTTTTCACGTAAGGGGCGTGATTGTGGCTATGACGTTATCGAGGGCGTGGCGGTCATTCCGATTCAGGGCACGTTGGTGCAAAAGTTAGGCACCCTGCGACCTTATAGCGGCATGACAGGCTATGACGGCATTCGGGCCAGCTTTTTGACAGCAATGAATGATGATGCGGTTAAGGGCATTTGTTTTGATATCGATTCACCGGGCGGTGAAGTCGCCGGTTGTTTTGATTTGGTCGATGAAATTTATGCTGCCCGAGGCGCTAAACCCATTTGGTCAATCCTGTCCGAAAATGCTTATTCGGCTGCTTATGCGCTGGCCAGTGCAGCGGATCGGATTATCGTTCCTCGCACCGGCGGGGTTGGTTCTATCGGCGTCATCGTGATGCATGTTGACTGGTCGCAGCGCATAAAAAGCGATGGCGTACAGGTCACGATAATCACTTTTGGCAGCAGAAAAGCCGAATCAAATCCCTATGAAGCATTAAGCGAAGAGGCAAAGAAGGCCATTCAATCTGATGTTGACGAGATGGGCCGCTTGTTCGTGAGTACCGTTTCCCGCAATCGCGGGATAGCAGAGAGAACCATCAGAGACACCGAGGCAGCATGTTTCTTAGCGGCTGATGGTGTGCAGTTGGGGCTGGCTGATCAAGTTGCCCCGCCTGATGTCGCATTCCGCGATTTATTAACATTGGTTGGAGAAAAGTAATGGCGAAAATTAAAGGTTTTACACACCTGTTTGGCCTGGGTGCCAAAGCAACAGAAGAGACCGAAGACGATAAGAACAAGGCCAAAAAGGCCAAAGGTCGTCAGGCTGAAGAGGATGAAAAAGACCCTGAAGCCGAAGAGAACGATGACGACTCAAACGATAATCCCGATGATCAGGATAATAAGGACCCTGATGCTGAGGACGACCTCGATGATGCTGACGCTGATGAAGGGAGTGACGATGACGGCGATGATGATACCGAAGACCGTAACGTCAAAAAGGGCCGCAGTGCTGAGCGCCAGCGCTGTGCTCGTATCTTTGGCAGCAAGCATGCTACTGGGCGCGGTGATTTAGCGGTCTCTCTGGCGCTTAATTCCGGCATGAGTTCTGCTGCCGTGATCCGTGTTCTTGCCTCCACCACAGCTACCGTACCTGCATCAGCTTCTCGTAAGCGGTCCTTGGATGAACGGATGCAGGCTTTTGGTAATACACAGCCCGGACAAGACACTGCCGCTACATCAAAAGGTACGTCACTGGTCAATAAAATGACCAGCCTCTATGACTCAGTAAAAGGTAAAAAATAATGGATAACTTCGGCCAAAATGCTTTTCAGCCGGGTATGCGCTCATCATTGTTCGTACCGGATCAGTTAGTTTCCGGTCCATTGCAGTTGGTGACAGATACCGGCGTTATTGCTCAAGCGGCTTTCATACATTTACGCGGTACCGTGATGGGTAAAATTACGGCATCAAGTGAGTACGTCAAGTCTGTTAAGACTGCCACCGATGGCAGTGAGGTACCTGTTGCTATCCTTGTTGATAGCGTGGATACAACAACGTCCACTCAGCGCGGAGGCGTTTATCTGATGGGGCAGTTTAATCAGAACAGTGTTATTCACGATGATTCGTGGACGCTTGCTGAATTAAAAACGGCACTGCGTTCGTATTCAATCTTCCTCGAAGACAGTATTCAAGCACCCGTTTAAAACCTCATTTTCTTAATTTGCACCCAATGCCATTCATCTGGCAGGGGTTTGCTCGTCTTCAATCTTTGTCTGGCGGCTCTGGCTGCCAGCAAATTAAAAGAGATACTACATGAATATTTACGATACCAATGTGCTGGTGGGTCTGGTTCCCAACCTGAAAACAAGCCAGAACTGGTTACTCGATCGCTTCTTTCCCAATGTGGTGACCTATGAAACCGAAGAGGTTTCCATCGATGTTGATATTGGTAAACGTCGTATGTCTCCTTTCGTTTCCCCGTTAGTTGAAGGGAAGCTGGTGGAGAGCCGCAAGTATCAAACCAATACCTTCAAACCCGCTTATATCAAAGACAAGCGCGCGCCTGACTTGCGTAAACCGATCCGCCGCCAGATGGGGGAGCGCATTGGTGGGGAATACACCGCCGCAGAGCGCGAAATGTTAAACATCCAGTTTGAAATGGAAGACCAGATCGACATGCTTAACCGTCGTCTGGAATGGATGGCCGCCAGTGCGCTGACTAAATCTCAGATTACCGTGGTGGGGGATGGGTTCCCGACCACGGTCATTGATTTTGGTCGTTCCAGTAACCTGACCATTACATTGAGTGGGTCAGATAAATGGCCATTATCTGTGGCTGCCGGTGCAACAAATACTCAGCCCTCCGATGATATTGAAGACTGGCAAACGCTGATGTTGAAAGAGTCAGGATCGGTGGCCACTGACCTGGTATTTACTACCTCCTCATGGAAAGCGTTCCGTCTGGATACCACTATTAAAGACAATGCCATCGTATTCCCGGCATTAAGTCCCTTTGGTAATCAGGTTGATGCGGGGCCGCGCGTCAATAAAGGCGCGGTTTATAAAGGTCGCTGGGGTAACTTTGATCTGTGGCTGTATAACGACTGGTTTATTGACCCGCTGGACGGCATTGAAAAGCCGATGATCCCAGATGGCGCAGTATTAATGTCAGGTGCTGACCTGATGGGGACTCGCGCCTTTGGTCTCATTCTAGACCCTGCGTTTAATTACGGTCCAATGGCTTTCGCACCAAAATCATGGATTATGCCCGACCCGGCACAGCGTTACCTGTTGATGCAATCTGCTCCACTGGTAATTCCAAGCCGAGTAAATGCCTCACTCTGTGCGACGGTGGTGTGATATGACAAAACCAGCAAAGCAACAACCGACTATCAATGAACTGGGCGGAAATCCGCCTGAGTTCGCGGATGATGATTCGACGGACGACGCTGACGAGTTGGAGGTTGTTGTCGTAAAAGGCCAGACTCTGCGCCATAGCGGGGAAACTCATGTGGAGAATAGCCGTTTATTCCTGTTGCATGATGATGCTGAACGGCTGATTAGCCTGGGCGTGGTTGCTGATGTGAAAGCATTACGGCAGCAGGCGGCTAGCACTATTGGCCCCTCAATCACTGTCGATGATGGTGTGAAGATAAATCGAGGTGGCTGATGGGTGTCAACTGGGATCAGCATCTTCTTGCCCCCCTACAAGCGGTATTTGGTGACCCGGTTGATTACCGGCCTGCTGGTGGTAAGCCAACTTATACCATCAGCGGCATCTTTGATCGGGCTTATACCACCATTGACCCGCTGGATGATGGCAGCACCATTAATACCACCAATCCCGTTTTAGGGGTTAGGGACAGTGAGTTTCGTTCACCACCTAAACAGGGGGACCGGGTATTTATTGGCATCGTTGCTAATGAACCGGTCAATACCTTGTTTGCTGTAGCAGATGTTCAGCCAGACAGTCACGGCGGCAGCAAGCTCATTCTTAATCGGGTAAAAGCATGAATACCGCGCAAATAAGAAAGCTGGTTGTTAATGCCATTATCGGTAATACGGACGCGGAAAACCGCGTCTATTCTCCGCGTGACTGGCCGACTACTGAGGATATGTACCCGGTTATCTTGGTGCAAACCCTTATCGAGGAAAAACAGTCATTAGGCCGAAATGCTCCGCAGTTCAACACCATAACAACCGTGCGCATTACCGGACGGTTGCAGGAGTTGGATGGTGAGCATACCGATGATGGCGCGGTTAAAGCAGAGTTGGCGCTCGAGCAGTTACGAGAACAAATTGAACGGGCGGTGATAAACAGTTATGACCTCACCCGCCAGATACAGCAGTTTGCCCGTGTACGTTCGACCATTGATCTGGATTCTGGCGGTGAGGGCCATATGGCTCAACTGCTGATGGAACTGGATATCGAATACTACCAGGGGCCGGAAGATTTCTACCCCATTAATGCTGACCGGTTGGAGGGTATGGATATCACCATCGCCATGCCAGACGGCACCATCGACCCTCTGGTTTCTATAAACTTCCCGGAGTAAATCCCATGATTGTTAAACCCGTCGCCGGTCGCACTGTGCGTGACCCGGTAAAGGGCACCTTTTTGCCTGAATCTGGCACAGAGGTTCCTGATAATTCATTTTGGCGTCGTCGTTTAAACGACGGTGATGTGGTACGAGAACAGCCTAAAGAGCTTAAACCCGCGCCAGAAGCCACCAAAGCGGAGAAAACCAAATAATGACTATTCCCTTTACTAACATTCCGAGCAATCTTCGGACGCCGCTTTTCTTCGCTGAATTTGATAACTCTCAGGCGAACACGGCAACCACCACGCAGCGCACGTTAATCATTGGGCAAACGCTGGATTCCAGCACGCTACCGGCTGATGTGCCGGTACTGGTTTCCTCAGTGGCCACTGTCGCGGGTCTGTGTGGTGCGGGTTCAATGCTGCATGGACAGATGGCGGCTTATTTGGCGAATGACACCGCCGGTGAAATTTACATTTTGCCACTGATTGATGCTGAATCGATGGTTGCTGCGGTGGGTAAAATCACGGTAACAACACAGGCATCAGCTACAGGCGTGATTTCACTTTATATCGCGGGTATTCGCGTGCAAGTAGCGGTAGTCGCGACTGATGATGTCAATGCGATCGCAGCAGCGTTGGCCAGTGCCATTGAGGGGCGGCCTGAATTGCCGGTCACGGTTGTCCATACCGGTGAAATTGTATCGACAGGTGCGGTTGTGGTGCTGGCCGCGAAGAATAAAGGTGCTCATGGTAATAACATTGATCTGCGGCTGAATTACCTCGGCAGCGCAGGTGGTGAAACAACACCTGAAAGCCTGGTACTGACGTTTACACCGATGGCGGGTGGTGCGGGTGCGCCTGAGCTGGATGATGCGCTGGCTAATTTACAGGACCGAACCTTTGATTTCATTATCAATCCGTACACTGATACCGCGTCGTTGAATAAAATCAAAGAGTTTCTATCAGACAGCACTGGCCGCTGGAGCTATGCCGAACAGTTGTATGGTCACAGCTTCGCGGCTCAATCGGGGACTTATGGCCAACTGACGGCCGCAGGTGAATTGCGTAATGATCAACATGCTTCTTTGCTGGGGGTGAACGGTTCACCAACACCCAGTTATATCTGGTCAGCGGCTTATGTTGGCGCTATTGCGCAAAGTCTGCGTAATGACCCCGGACGTCCGCTGCAAACCTTGGCGATCAGTGGGGTATTGGCTCCACCGCTCGCCAGCCGCTTTACACTGACCGAGCGCAATAATTTGCTGCACAGCGGCATTTCAACCGTGACAGTGGCGGATGACAGCACGGTTCAAGTGGAAAATATCATTACCACCTACCAAAAAAACAAGTACGGCGCGGAAGATGATAGCTATTTGCAGATTGAAACCTTATTCCTACTGATGTTTGTCACCCGATTCCTGCGCATCCAGGTGACATCGAAATTTGCGCGAATGAAGTTGGCGGCTGATGGTACCCGTTTCGCGCCCGGCTCGGCAATCATCACCCCGAACGTGATCCGCGCTGAGTTGATTGCACAGTACCAGACGTTGGAATTTAACGGCTATGTGCAGGATGCCAAAGGGTTTGCCAAGGGATTGATTGTCGAAAAAAGCGCCAGCAACCCGAACCGTGTTGATGTGCTGTGGACCGGTGTCCTGATCAATCAGTTGCGTATCTTCGCCGTTCTCAACCAATTCCGCCTACAGGCATCAGCATAAGGATTCATTATCATGGGTGATACATCCAATCGCCTCGCCGGGACAGCCTATGTCACGGTTGACGGCCTGACTATCATGGTTGCGGGGCAATTTAAATACAGTCCCTCAAAATTCAAACGTGAAACGCTCACAGGGATGGATGGAGTGCATGGTTATAAAGAAACCTTTAGCGCCCCGTTTATTTCCTGCCAAATCCGTGACAGTGGCGGCACATCCATCAGTGACTTTAATGAGCAGACCAACGTCAATATTGTGTGTGAGTTGGCCAACGGCAAAACGATTATTGGCAGTGGGATGTGGTCGGTCAATACTCAAGAAGTGGATAGCACTGAGGCGACAGCGGATATTCGCTGGGAAGGTGGTTCAGTGTCGGTGACGGAGAACTAAGATGGCTGAATTAGAACGTACTAAAACAATACCTCTTGTTAAGCCCATTTCGCATGAGGCCACCAAAACCACTTATGAGGTGATTGAACTCAGTGAGCCGGTATTAATTCAAGTCCAGCAGTTTTACGACGAACAGACCAAATCGGGGTCGCTCAGTGCTATGGGGCTGCTCATTTCCTTAGTGTCTGGCGTACCACGTGAAGCCATCAAAAAAATGGCTTTCACCGACTACAAAGCCTGTGAGGTCTACATGATGAGTTTTTTAGCGTACTCCCCGCAGCCGGAGAGTGGGGCGACGAACTAGCAGATGTGACTTATTACTATTCTTGGGGGCCGGGTGATGCCTGGTCCCTGACCTACAGTAAATTAATGTGGTGGCGTCAGCAGGCGGTCAGGATAAACAAGATTAAGGCAGGCAAAAATGGGTAATGCATTTGATTTTGAATTGACCGCAACAGATCAGGCGTCAGACTCAATTCAGCGTATTGAAGATGCCGTTAAAAATCTCATTCCTGATCTGGATAAAACTCGCGATGGGCTCAAGTTAGGAGGGCAGGAATCAGTTGAGGGTATTGATGACCTGAATACCCGCTTAAAGGGGATGGGGCAGTTTGCCCGCGAGGGGGTGCAGTTTGTCGGTGATATGGTGCCCCCGCTAAAAATGGTTGGTGAGATTGGCAGTAAGGCTCTCAAATTTGGTGCGCTTGGCGCGGTTGGTTATATTGGTGTCAAAGCCGCTCAGGGATTAAGTGCTGCTGCTGACTCGGCCTATTCATTGGATGTCGCGGCAAAAAATGCCGGTATGTCAGTTGAGGAATTTAGTCGCGTCAGCGGTGCGATGCAGATTTTGGGGGTAGACAGTAATTCGGCCCGTCAGTCTGTTGAGGGGCTATACAAGACGTTCAATGACCCATTGTGGGCACGTAATGACACTACACAGGCGTTGCTTGCTCAGAATGGGATTGTCATTGAGCGCCTCAAAGATGGCACAGCGGACGTATATAAGACGCTGGACAATGTTGCCAAGATATTCCCCAAACTTTCCCCACAGACGCAGAAAACGTTAGCTGATGCTTTAGGTCTGGACGCTAACCTTTTGGCGTTAATGCGAGAGGGAGTCAGGTACAAAGAGTTACTGACTAAATCGGATACATTTGGCTTGACTGTCGATCCCAAAACAAATGAACAATTGGTTGAATTGAAAACTCAATTAAATGAGGTCAGTGCTGCGTTTGATGGACTGATGACAAAGCAGAAAATATGGGCAGCCCAAAAGCTATTACCCAGCGAAAAGACAATTAAGGGAGGTGTAGCAGCTCAACTTAAAGATATGAAAATGCGCGAGAATGATAATGACAACTCGTTTGCGCATGGTGATAAACAAAAGGATATTCTTCACCGCGCTCGAGTAGACAATAAATTCAAAGATACGCTGTCATTTAAAGAAAAAACGTATTTAACTTTCGGCTATCCCGACAAGGACTTTACCAAAAAGTTAAACGAACATTATGGTGAGGCCTGGGAAGAGCAGGAAAAGAAACGACTTGAGGAAGAGCGGCGTAAAGCCGCAGCCCCCGTGAATTCACCTTACTTATTAGCACCGTCAGCGTCTAGTGGCCCAAAGTCAGGGCAGGATGCGCTGGGCATCAGAAATAATAACCCCGGTAATTTAAGAGCCGCGCCCAACGCAACAGGAAAAAATGGCGGTTTTTCCACATTTAATAATCATCATGACGGAATATCAGCTCTTTCCCGGCAGCTGCAACTCTATGGTGACAGAGGGAACAATACGTTATCCGGTATTTTGCATACTTACGCGCCAAAGACAGAAAATATTACTCAAGGCTATATCGATGCGGTTTCTGGCGCAACGGGCGTCAATCCGTATGAACGCCTTGATCTCCATTCGCCAGAAGTCTTAAAAAAATTAGTCACTACTATTATCAACCATGAAAATGGCTATCAGCCGTACAGTGCTGAAGATATTGATAACGGTGTTAATAACTCGATTAATGATGACCGGTGGAAAGGGTTGCGTGACCCCAATATTTTACTGTCTCAGCGGCGATCACTTTCTTCTGATAATGCAGATAAGAAGCAGCCTATTAATGAGGATGGAGTGAGAACTCCTGACGTGTTATTACCGCCTCCACAGGCTCCGCAACTTCTACCGCCTACGGGGATAAATAAAGAGATAGCAGACAAAAAGAATCCGACGCCGGTGTTGCTCCCACAACAACACATCAATTTGGGTCATGAAAACACCAATGGCATGGAAAGCATTATTCCAAATAAGCCCGATTCAATTTTAAACCCGACTAATAACAGTGAGCGAGATATCAGTGATATCACTCGTGGGATAGGAGAGGAAAAGACAGAAATTGAGCTTACGCTGATTTCTGACAAAACGGGCGAACGACAAAAAGTTTCCGTTCAAAAGGGCGCAAAAATATCAACTTCGATGAGTTATCCCGCGTAATACCGCAGAAACCATAAACCTCGCTCTGGCGGGTTTTTTACTTTCAGGGGGCATCAATGTCACTGATTAGCAGTGCTCTTTCTAATTTGTTGGGGTCAGGCGGTGATAGCTGGAAATGGTCAGAACACTTGCACCCGGCATCTTTCCGGGGTGTTCCTTTTGCTGTATTGACAGCGGAGGGCGTGTTTGGTCGCCGCCAGGCTATTCATGAATATCCGTATCGAGACACCGCCTGGATCGAAGATTTGGGTCGTGCGACGCGGCGAATCACTATTCGTGGGTTTCTTATTCAGAGCAGCAATATCTATACCGCACCCGATGTGATGACCCAGCGTGACTCTCTGATCGCCGCCTGCGAAATGCCTGATGCCGGAACTTTGGTGCATCCCACACTCGGGGAGATGACGGTAAGCATTCCCGAAAGTGGTCTTCGTCTGAACGAGGGGGCAGAGTCGGGGCGTGTTTTTGAATTTACGCTCACTATCATTGAGTCGGGTTTACGGGTTTTTTCTGTTACCAGTTCCGCAGATGCGGCGTCATCTATTCGCACATCGTGGTTTGGTCTGGCCACAAAAACCGTTGCTACATTCATTGCCACGGTTAAAGGGGAGATCCGTTCTGTTACTCAGACGATTAAAACGTTGAAAAGCACGGCGGCATTCTGGGCCAATATGGTGAGTTCCACGACCAGTGAAGCGACGAATCTAGGGAATGTCCTCCGCTCAACGCTTGGACGTGATCGCTACGGCCGCTTTAACCACGGCACAGTCGGGGGGAGCGTCTCAGGGGCCACGGCATCCGTTAGTACTCAAAGCGATACAACGAACCTGACAGCGCTGGTGGCGCAACGAATAGCGGTATCAGTCGAGGGGCGGGCATCCGTCCTCGCTGCTACCAATGCATTGACAGAGGCGGCGACGGTTGAGGCTCATGCCAATGCTGCTCTTGCGGTCGTGAATGCCATATTGGCCAGCGGAGCCAGCACTCTTGATTTAATCCGTATGATGCAAGAATTAACGGTCATTAATGATGATACTTTTCGGCCCGTAGCCGGCGACCGTAATATTGCCGCCGCCAGCTATCAGCTCATTGTTGTGTTATGCGCCGGCGCGATGGTTTTTGCTGCCTCGCAATATCAACCAGAAAGCTATGACGATGCGGTCGATATACTGACGCGGGTTTGTGATGTTGTTGATAGTGCGGCTCTTTCTACCGCTGATAGCGGCAATGATGAAGTGTACCAGGCATTAACAGAGTTAAGAGGTTCTATTGTCACTTTGTTACAACAGACAGGCGCGAACTTGTCCCGCGTCGGAGTGGTCAATTTTAATCAGTCATTACCCGCGCTTAATCTGGCCAATCGAATTTATCAGGATGCGCGCCGCGGCGATGCATTGGTAAAAATGGCGAAACCGGTTCATCCGGCATTTATGCCCACCCGATTTAAGGCGCTGAACTCATGAATGATGATTTGACGCTGCGTATTAACAATAAACTGATTTCCGGCTGGGACAATATCCGTGTCACTCGCAGCATTGAGCGGTTGCCCAGCGACTTTAGTCTGTCTTTGATGGATATGTATTCGGGCAGTGACAATCAGCAGTGGGTCAATCCGGGCGACCCTTGTGTTGTTAATCTGGGTGATGACGTTGTTCTAACCGGATATATCGACCGCTGGGCACCGATGATCAGCCGTAATCGCCGCGAAGTAAGGGCAACGGGGCGGAGCAAGTGCCAGGACTTGGTTGATTGCTCTGCCGAGTGGCCAAACAATGTGATCAGCCAATCGACTGCGTTACAGATAGCCCAACGATTAGCGATGCCCTACGACATTACTGTTTCTACTGATATCACTGAATTGGATATTGTCCCTCAATTTACATTGAACTGGGGTGAATCATCTCAGGAAATTATTGACCGGATCACGCGCTGGGCGGCGCTACTGTATTACGACCAGCCGGATGGAAACTTATATCTGACCCGCGTGGGAACGCGCAAAGCCGCCAGCGGCGTGGCACAAGGCATCAATATAGAAGACGCCGCTTATAACTCGGGAATGGATCAGCGATTTTCTGATTACATTGGCGTTTCGATGTCTGTTAGTCAGCTTCAGGAACAAGTACAGGACGCCGGATATGGTTCAGTTACGTTAGCCAGAAGTCGCGATCCTGAAGCGGCCAAAATGCGTTATCGCAACCGCATTATCATTGTTGAAAGCACCATGAAAGCGCTAAAACTGGCACAGCAGTGCATCGACTGGGAAATGAACCGCCGGTTCGGGCGTTCAAAAGAACTACTGGTCACGGTCGATAGCTGGCGTGATAAAGACGGGAAACTATGGGAACCCAATACGTTGATCCCGATTGATTTGCCTATTTTTGGTCTAAAAGATGAACTCTGGCTATTGTCAGAAGTGACGTATCTCAAAGACGGCCACGGCACCGCCGCCCAAATGGTTCTCATGCCTCCCGAAGCCTTTACCGTTCAACCGTATCAGTTTTATTCCAATCTTATGGAGATGAATCAGTGATGAGCGAATCAGGGCAACTGGCCAAGTTATACCGGCAAATAAAAATGATGATCGGGGTGGGGCGGGTGACAGGCAGTAATGATGGTGGTTCAGTTCAAACCATTCAATATCAAACTCCGCTGGAAGTTCGGGATGATACCCCGAGACTGGCCGAGTTCGGTTTTTCGTCCGGGTTACCCGCTGGCACTGATATTGTGATTGGTTTTCTGGGCGGCGATCGGTCAAGCGCGGTGATTATTGGTTCAAACCATCAGTCATTTCGTCATGTTGGGCTAAATTCGGGTGAGACGGTGATTTACTCGCAGTGGGGACAATACGTCAAGCTAACGGAAACCGGCATTATTATTGAAGCCAATGGCCAGCCGGTCACGGTCAATAATGCCACGGAGGTGACGGTTAACGCCGCAGTAAAAGTACGGCTAAATACGCCATTGCTGGAGGTCAGCGGCGATATCGTTGATAACGCGGGCAGCAATAGCACCACACTGAAAACCCTGCGTGAAGCCTATAACGCCCACAATCATCAGCTTAAAAATGTGCAGGGTGGTAGCGCGACATTAACCAGTGAAGTGACGGGTAAGGTGGTGAAATGACAACAGATATCAAAACAATCTGGGAGCCGGACAAATTACTGGGCGACTGGCAAACCGGCGGCGGCGGGCTGCTGGATGGCAATGATTTAGAAACCGCTATTTTGATTAGTTTATTCACTGACCGGCTAGCCCGTCCTGATGATGCCATTGATAGTGATGACCGCCGGGGCTGGTGGGGTGATACCGGATCGGAATATCCGATCGGTAGCCGGTTGTGGTTACTTCGCCGGGAAAAACTCACGACGAAAGTTGCGTTAAAGGCTGAAGACTATGCTGCTGAAGCGTTAGCCTGGTTAATTAATGATGGTGTAGTGACTGCCATCAGTGCCAATGCTCAGATAATTTACCCTAACCGCCTCAATATGCTCATCAGTTACCAACAACCGGCCAAAACACAGGCTTCTGTTAAATTTTCATGGGTATGGGAGGCTTAATTCATGCCATTTAATCGACCCACATTAAGCGAATTGCGCCAGCGTAACCTCTCATATATCCAGTCAGAACTGAAAACGGGCGGCAATCTATTACGGTTTTCAAATGTCGGTGTGATAAGTGATGCCGATGCTGGGATGGCGCATCTGCATTACGGCTATCTGGATTATATTGCTCAGCAAGCCACCCCTTACAATGCCACAGATGAATATCTGGCTGCCTGGGCTGCATTAAAAGATGTGTTTCGCAAGCCCGCCAACCCTGCAACTTGCCCCACTGTAGAATTCATGGGCACGACAGGACGTATTATTGCGGCTGGGAGCCTTTTAAACAGGGCTGATGGCTATCAGTACCGTCTTGATAATGAGTTAACGCTGGAAGCTTCTGGCACGATCACCGGAGCCATTACAGCCGTTCTCCCCAGCATTTTGGATGACACCACCGGTGGTGGTGCTGAGGGTAATGCTGATGCCGGGACGTCCCTGACATTAGATGTTGCTATTGATGGCGTTCAGTCAGTGGCCACCGCACTTGCGAAGATAGCGGGTGGTGCTGATATTGAATCAGAAGATGCTTTTCGTTCTCGTATGCTGCTGGCTTATCAAAACACCCCTCAAGGCGGCAACGATACCGATTATCGCGGCTGGGCTCTGTCTGTGCCGGGTGTAACTCGTTGTTGGGTAAAACGCCGTTTACAGGGTGTGGGCACGGTCGGGATTTATATCATGTGCGATGGCAATAATTCCGGGGGTTTTCCGGTTGGGACCGACGGGATATCTCAGTTTGAAGAGTGGGGGGCGGTAAAGGCGACCGGCGATCAGGCCCGAGTGGCTGATTTTGTTTATCCCTTGCAGCCTATTATCGCCATTATCTATGTCTGTGCGCCCGTTGCCGCACCGGTCAATTTTGTTATCAGCGGTATTTCTACGGCGAACAGCGAAACAACAGCGGCAATAAATGCCGCGATTGATGAGGTGTTTTTTACCGAGGGTGAGCCTGGCGGCAAAATCCTACTGTCATCACTGCTGCTGGCCATCGGTGATGTTGCCAATACCAGTGGTTTTATTCTGACGTCTCCCACAACAAATATTCAGCTTGAAACCGGAAAATTACCTATCCGGGGTTCGGTGACCTATTTATGAGTCGATATTCTGTTAATGAATATACTGCTGCTCTTCAATCACTGATGCCGGGGGGCTTAGTTTGGCCCAAAATATCAGGCGGGGTTCAAACCAGCACGTTACGAGCACTGGCAAGGTCTTACCAGCGCAGTGATGAGGATGCCCGTGATCTGCTCGATGCGGCTTTCCCATCCACAGCGACCGCCATGTTGCCTGAGTGGGAAGCGACGCTTGGGTTACCTGATTTATGTGCTATCGGCGAAATCGACAGCATGATCCAGCGCCAAAGGGCAGTGGTATCAAAATTGTTCGGTATTGGTGGCCAGTCTGTTGACTATTTTATTCGAGTGGCGGCGGCATTGGGTTACACCATCTCAATAACCCAATACCGGCAAGCTTGCGCGGGAATGTCGGTTTGTGGTGACGCTATAAACGGTGAAGAATGGCCTTTTGCCTGGCTGATTATTTCCCCCGAAACCACCATTAATTATGCGCAGAGTGGCTTAACTTATTGCCGCGACCCGCTGCGAACATGGGGAAATAAACAGCTTGAATGTCGGTTAACCGTATTAAATCCATCCCATACCATTCTTAAATTTGGCTACATCAGCTAGTTAATCACTCTCTATTCATCTTTAAGCGCCTTAACTGGCGAGGGTTTCTTATGCAAAAAATTGGCGATATCCCCAACACGCGCGCCGACAATAATGGCGAGTTTACTGACGGCAATGTTGCTGGTGGTGTTCCCCCAACGATATTACCGGCCGAGTGGTTTAATACAATTCAGCGTGAGTTAATTAGCATACTGACGGCGGCAGGCATCACCCCCGATAGCGAGAAATTCGATCAGATAGCGGTCGCTATATCGACGCTGGTATCGAAAGGTGAATTTTTAAAGATAAAAAATAATCTTAGTGAAATTAAAGCGGCTGGCCCCACAGCCGTTGCACAAGCTATCGCCAACCTCGGATTAACAGATACCGCCGCCACTGCTGCCGGTGCGCTACAGAAAACGCAAAATCTAAATGATGTTGCGAATAAAACAACAGCGTTAACAAATCTTGGGGCGTTACCGGAAAATGGCACCGCCGCTGCAGCTACAAAGCTTGCGACAGCGCGAACGATAGCTGGCAAGTCATTTGACGGCACCGCAAATATCTCAATAGCCGCAGCGGATGTTGGGGCCTTAGCATCAAACGGTACCGCTGCTTCTGCAACAAAGCTTGCCACTGCCCGCACTATTGCTGGTAAGTCA